AGAAAGGCAAAACTAGAAACATTTTTAAAATTAACAAAGGACGAAGTAAAGTTCTTAAAAAATTTTAAACTATTTGAAGTTGAAAAAGAAACTAAATTTATAGATATTTTTATTTCTGTTATAATTTTTTTTCTATTACATCTTGACAAAGTTTTTGGTTTTTATTATATGAAGTACAAAGCTTTTAAAACAATTAAAAAAGCTAAGAAAGAAATAGTAACATTAACACAGGAGATACAATACTATGAGTATAAACTTTGAAGAAGATAAACATAATCCGCTTAAGATGTCATCGGATAATGACAAAGCAGATTTAAGTGAACAAGTTGAGAAACTTAAGAACTTAGAAGATCAAATAAAAAGTACAGAAGATAGTTTGAAAAAACTAAAAGCAAAAGCTGATTCACTTTCGGGTGAAGTCATACCTACTATGATGACTGAAATGAATATCAGTACAATGAAATTAGCAGACGGTTCAGCTATAGAAGTTAAACCAGTCTACGGTGCTTCAATTCCTGCAGATAAAAAGGAAGAAGCATTTAATTGGCTTCGAGAAAACGGCTTGGGTGACCTTATTAAAAATGAGGTTACTGTTTCCTTTGGTCGTAACGAAGATAACAAGGCGGCAGCATATGCTGTCCTTGCACAAGGTCAAGGCTATCAACCTGCCCAAAAATTAAAGGTTGAACCTATGACACTTAAAGCGTTGGTCAGAGAGCGTATCGAGAAGGGCCAAGATATGCCCTCTGATCTATTTAATGTGTTCGCAGGAAACAGAACAAAAATAACCCGTGCATAAAGGAGAACTAAATATGTCACAAGAACAACTAAAAAAGAACCAGGAACCAAAGAAAACAAATGCAGTAACTGAAAAAGTTGCAGCAGGTGCGCTATCTGTAAATATGTTTGAAGCAGATGCAAACCAAGGAGTGGAGAATCTAACTCATGAAGATTTAGCATTACCATTCTTAAAAATACTCGGACAACTATCTCCAGAAGTTAATAAAAGAGATGGTAAATATGTTGATGGTGCAGAACCAGGCATGATTTACAATTCTGTAACTGGAGAATTGTTTGATGGAGAAAAAGGAATCGAAGTTATTCCTTGTCATTACAAATTAGAATACATTGAATGGCAAGATAGAGGCGAAGGTTCTGGTGCTCCAGTTGCTATTCACTCATCATCTAGTGATATACTATCTCAAACAAAAAGAGATGCATCTTATAAAGATAGATTACCTAATGGTAATTATATCGAAAAGACTGCAAGTCATTTTGTTATAGTAAATAGTGATACACCTTCTACTGCGTTGATTACCATGAAATCAACACAATTAAAGATTAGTAGAAAGTGGAACAGCATGATGGCAAGCATAAAGATGAACGGAAAGAATGGGATGTTTACTCCTGCTTTCTATAGTCACACATACAAATTAAGAACTACTCAAATGTCTAATGACAAAGGTACTTGGTTTGGATGGGAGGTCAGTAAAATTGGCCCAGTGACTAGTAAGAATCTTTATGATGATGCTAAGCGTTTTGCTGAGAATGTATCAAAAGGTGATGTTAAAGTTAAACATGGTGAGGCTAGTACTTCAGAAACTAGTCAAGGTTCATCAAACTTTTAATTATCTTTTATTTGTTTTTAATTGTGGGCGAGCAATCGCCCACATCAACAATTATAAGAGAAAGTTATGGATAGAGATAAAAAATTTATAGAAGCATTTACAGGACTACAAAGAGCATTTGGTGAAGCAGACTTATCTAATTTACAAATAGATCCTAGTACAGGTAAAGCTAAACCAGTATATGGTTGGGCTCATAGACAAATAACAGATCAAGATTATTTAGATCACTTAAAAGGTAAACAATCAATTGGTATTCAACCTTGTGATGATAAAGGTATGGCTAGGTTTGGTGCTATTGATATTGATGATAAACAACACAGTTATTCTAATTTTCCATATAGAAAATATTTAGATATTATTGCAGAACATAAACTACCAATTGTTCCAGTTAAATCTAAAAGCGGTGGATTACATTTATATTTATTTGTTAAAGAACCTATTAGAGCAGTTGCAATTAGAAACTTTTTAGAAGGATTATTATTTACTTTAAAACTACCTACCAACATTGAAATATATCCTAAACAAACTGAATTAGGTAAAGACTCAGAAGGTAAATGGAACATGGGTCAATATATAAATTTACCTTACTACAATAAAACAGAAAGAGTTGGGTTTAATTTAGATGGTACAACATTTACATTTGATCAATTTGTAGATGTTATAGATGCTAATACATACACCGCTGATCAACTAGAAGAATTTTCTTTAGAGCATACTAAAAATTTATTAAATGGTGGTGGTGAAGAGTTTAATGATGGCCCACCATGTCTTTCAATACTAACTAAAGATAAACTAAAAGATGGTAGAGATAGATTCTTATATAACTATATGGTGTTTGCTAAAAAGAAATATCCAGATGATTGGGAGAGAATGGTTATTGCAGCACCAGGAAAATATTTTGAACCCGGAGCAAATGGTGTTATCGATTGGACAGAAGATAAAACTAAAAAGAAATTAAAATCTTGGGCAAGAGAAACAAAAGGACATACTTGTAATGAAGATCCAATACAACCAGTATGTATGAAAGCAGAATGTAGAAAAAGAAAATTTGGTTACTTATCTGATAAACAAAGATTGTTTCCAGCATTATCTGGATTACAAAAAATAACTTATCCAGAACCACAATATACATTCAATGTAACTTTAGCAGATGGACAAACAACAAAAGAAGTCAGAGCAAAAAATATAAAACAAATAATTGAACTAGATAACATAAGAGCAATCATTGGTGCAGCAGCTGATATGATACCACCTAAAATAAAAACAAATGAGTTTCAAGATATTTTAGATAATTTATTTCCACCTAAATTAACAACTCCTCCACCAAAAGGTACATCAGATGATGAAATGATTGAAGAGTATTTACTTAAATATTTAAATGGACCAAAGGCAGCAACATACGCAGCATTTAAAACAGGTGCTGTACTAATAGAAGGTATGGAAGCATTTTTTATTTACAATAGTTTTTTTGATTCTTTAAAAAATAAAGAATGGAAAGAGAGTAAAGGTTTAACAGCTGAAAGACTAACAAGATTATTTAAAGCGGAGTTTGGTATAGGTAAAAGATTTCCAAAAAAATCTGGAGATAAAACCTCACATTCTCCAGTTAGTGTAGTTAAAATATCTTTAGATAAGTTTCCGGATTTATTAGAAGATAAAGTACAACCAGAACAAGTTATTAAAAGTAATGTTGAACAGAGTAATTTCTAATGATTAAAAAAATATTTGGTCCTCCAGGTACAGGTAAAACAACTACTCTATTAGATTTAGTTGATGAGTATATTAAAAAAGGTACCGACTTAAATAGAATTGGTTATTTTGCATTTACAAAAAAGGCTGCTAATGAAGCAAAAAATAGAATGTTAGATAGAAACCCTCAACTAGAAAAAAAAGATTTAAGATACTTTCAAACCTTACATTCTTTTGCATTTCATACATTAGGTATGAGTGAAGAAAAAGTTATGCAACCAGTACACTACGAACAACTAGGTAAAGAATTAAATTTAAGAGTCACTGATACAGGTGATGAGTCTGGTTATTTAAATTTTAATAGTGAATATTTTAAACTTATCAATAAAGCTAGAGTCAAAAATATTTCTCCGGAAGAAGAGTTTAATACAAATGAATGGAGTGATGATGTAGATTATGAAACATTAGGACACATATATCTAAACTACAATCATTTTAAAGGTGACACTTTATATGACTTCAATGATATGATTAAAAATTTTGTAGAAGAAAAACATAAATGTAAAGAGTTTGATGTAATTTTTATAGATGAAGCTCAAGATTTATCTCCAATACAATGGGAAATGTTTGATGTACTTAAAGAAAAATCTGAAGATGTTTATCTAGCTGGTGATGATGACCAAGCTATATTTGCATGGGCTGGTGCAGATGTAAGTAGATTTTTAAATGAACCTGCTATAGAACAAGTATTACCAAAATCAAATAGAGTACCTAAGAATATTCAAGAAATATCAGAAGTAATTGTAAGTAGAATAAACACTAGAAAAGAAAAGAGATATGAACCTAAAGATGGATCTCCAGGAAAAGTTGAACCAATTTATAATATAGAACATTTAGATTTATCAAAAGATCAGTGGTTAATATTAACCAGAACTACTTATCGTTCTGATGAAATATCAAAACAATTGAAAAAAAATAATCTTTATTACAATTGTAGATTCGGAAAGAGTTATGATTCAAGACTATATAAAGCAGTTTTAAATTTTAATGCTTTATGTGGAGGTTCAACTCTTAGTTTAGCAGATGTAAGAGAGATACATGAATACCTACCAGATAGTCCATTCTTTAAATTTAAAGAGGACAAACAATATTATACTATGGATGATTTTGGTTATGGTAGTGATGCTATTTGGTATAACTTATTTACAAGAGCAGACCAGGACGAATGTTTTTATATTAGAACTATGTTAGCCAATGGAGAAAAATTATCACAACTACCAAGAATAGAAGTATCTACTATTCATGCAGCAAAAGGTGGTGAATGTGAAAATGTTATTTTAGTTTTAGATAATGCTAAAAAGATAAGAGACTCTATAGAAAACAGTATTGAAAAATCTGATGAAGAGCATAGAGTTTGGTATGTAGGTGCAACTAGAGCTAAAGAAAATTTATACATATTAAAACCAAAAAAGGAGCGTTATGGGTATCCTTTGTAGTTTTAAACAGAACGGGATAGAAGGGGTGTTATCTCACGGAGAGTGGCAGCTTCGGGCTTTGACGAGCAGAGTTGGTTCGGGTCCTTCGACTCCCATTTTTTATTTACCCGTTAAATCAACAACTGCCACAAATAACTTAAGGAGAAAGTAATGACAGATAGTAGTATTTTTGATGAAATTAAAACAGCAAATGAAAAACAAATTGGAGGATCTCACTACAAGCAGTTTCTCATTCAACCCTGGACATTTATAAGAAAAAATAAATTGAATCCATTACAAGCAAATATAATTAAATATGTTTGTAGATATTTGTCTAAAGGTAAAGCAATAGAAGACTTAGAAAAAATAAAGCACTATTGCGATTTAGAAATTAATCATTTAAAAGAGGAGGAAAAGAATGACAAAAAAAGAAAAAGGTAGACAGTGGGATGGTAAATCTAGACCTACTAATGATATATATAAAAAAAGATGGAATGAAATTTTTGGTGAGGAAGATACATCAAAAGAATTAGATAAAGATGAACAAGATTATTTAGATTCTTTAAAGGAGAAAATATAATGAAAGTACCTATGTTTACAGCGCAGACTGAATGGATTGAACCAGAAGAGTTTCCAGATTTAAGACAATATGATGAAATTGCGGTAGACTTAGAAACTAGGGATCCAGATTTAAAATCAAAAGGATCTGGTTCAGTTATTGGTAATGGTGAAGTTGTTGGTATAGCTGTTGCAGTTACAGGTAGAAATTTTTATTTTCCTATTGCTCACGGATCGGGGAGCAACATGGATAGAAAAAAAGTATTGGCATGGTTTGAAGATACTATGGCTTGTCCAGCTATGAAAATATTTCATAATGCAATGTATGATGTATGTTGGATACGAAATTTAGGTAT